TTCATCATTTTTTCCATATCAGAAATAGACATGAACTCGTCATATTCTGTTCCTGATAACTCATTAAAAAATGTATATGTTGGCATTACTTTTTACCCTCTAATTCTTTGTTTAGTTCTTTTATCTTTCTATGCATATAACAAAAAACCAACTCCAACATCTTGAGTTGTCCCTTTAGTTTTTCAGTTTTATTTAGATTGTCAAAAGAATGTTTTTTGTTTAGTTTGTTTATATGTGACAGAATCTGTTTCTCTGTCTTCTCTATTCTCTTGGAAATAAAATCATGCGGCTGCTCCGACATTAAACCACTCCGGTATTTTTGCATTCTTCCATTTTGCAAAACTTGCTTTCTCATTTATGTAGTAATGACGATACGCACTGACAGTATCTTCTGTCTTACAATAGTCTGGCATACATTGTGGTGGATCAAAAAAATCAACTACAGGAATATTAGTAGGAGTTTTTCTTAGAGGCGCGTTCAGTCGTTCTGATGCATGATGTTTATTATATCGACAAGTGTATTCTTGCATCAAACCATTCATATGATTGTACAACCAATTATAATTATGCACACTAGCACGAGTCCAGATGGTGCTAGGATGATTCTTGTGGGCTGTCTTGTACAAACCCACTGAGTCAGCATAGTCGTCACCATCAAGAACACGATGTGCAGTAGAGAGCAACTGTGCACTCTCCAATATCATTTTCACCACATGTTTATCACACATCATTTGTGCAGCAATCATGGGATCTTTATCAACATAAAATATATTCATTATCTTAACCAATAAAACTCTTCAAAAATTGAAACTTCTTCATCAATATGTGCCGGTATTTCTCCATCACTATATTTCCATATTCTACCATCACTTAAAATCAACTGCGGCCGCTCGGGATATTTTTCTCCCTTACGCCAAGTATCTGAACTTATCCCAGAACCAACTTTCTTTTTATTAATAAGATAATCTCTGTCAGGATGATATTTGTGAATAAATTCTTTTGCAGGCCATTTATAAGATGTCCAAGTATACTTGTGTTTCTTATCATGATTGGACATCGACCAACGTTGAAAGTCCTCTGTATCATAAAATGCCAAATTAACTTTATATTCTGTTGCACCAGAAAAATTTATTGGCATACGATACTTAACATGTTGCCACTTTATAGAAAAATTAATCCACCAATATAAATCGAATCTGGTTTTGATTTCAAATGGTGCACGAGTAACATGTTCATCTATGTATTTCCAAAGTTCTGGCCGTATTTTTAAATCTGCTGGCCAAACTGAACTCTTACCTCCTTTTGAAAAAACTTTAGAATATACTTTCTCCAAGTCCCATTTTTTCATAATCTGCCAAGAATCATGAAAAGAATTATCATCGTCTACTACACTGTCACTACCAAAAATCTGATCACCACAATCGCCAGACACTTTGATACAATCTGTTTTGTTATAGAAATCAGTATCATACAACATATCCACTGGTACAGGTTTCCATTGCTTGGAAACTACTTCGTTGTATAGACTTGGAAATTCTTGTATTGAATCTATAGTATATCTTACATGCAATTCATTGTCAATAGGTTTTGTTTCTAATAAAGCCAGAAGTGCAACAGAAGAATCTATTCCACCACTCCATGCAATGTGAACAGGAAGATTATTTTTCTTACGAGCTAGATTCCAAATATTTTCTGCTGCTTCTAATGCACAAGTTTCAAATGACTTTTCTGTGTTAACATCAGAAGGAATTGGACTATAATCAAACCAAGAGGTATTAGTCTGCCCTGTTCTATCTACCAGAGTAGTGGTAGCTCCAACAAATTTAGCAACATATTTGATAACTGGGTTATTAAAACGAACACCATGTGTTCGATGATCTCGACACCAAACAATTTTTAATCTTCCTGTGTTTATAAATTTAAAAAGAAGGTGATAATCAAACATTGACATTTATTTCTTGTCCCATCTATAAAAAATATGTTTATCAATTTCAGTCGTTCTTATGAACTTCTTTCTCCAAGAGGGCCGAACATAATTAGCATGATAGAACAAAGCACCATCAGTAATATCAACCCACTGTCTATCATTATCTAACAATTTACGAACAAAGTCAAGTTTTTCTTGGTAGATTTTTTTGTTTGGTGGATTGTCAGATTTTCCATCACAATACCAACTAAATTGACAAACACCACCTCTTTTTTGATGGATTACTTTACACATAGTGTTTGGAAATCTATCGTCATTGACACGATTTATAACAACAGAAGACACAGCAAGCATTCCTGCTGTGCCTTGATTTCCAACCTCAAAGTACAAGTTTTTAGCAAGACACTCTATCTGTCTTTCTTTGTCTTGTGTGTACCAAGAGGCACCTAATATACCACCAAGAGCCAGTAGACTTCCACTTACCCAAACACCAACACTCATTATGATCTTGGGTGCTCACCTGGATAATCATCATCCGGTAGCATGTATTCTTCAGTCCAACCAAATGCTTCTTTTACCACGTTAGCAGACAAACCCTTATACTTTCTGTGTAGAGCCTTATCCTTTGCAGCAACTACAAGTTCTGCTTCACTTTGATGCAATCCTTCCAACATCTGAATAAACATGTTCTCTCTACGGTTAGTCGTTAGTTGAGGATTGCCGCCCTTAATATAATGAAATAAAGTTCTTGCCTCATGTACGAGCATATTGTGCTCTGTTCCTTCTGGTGATTCATTTGGTGTGTATGGAACATCACCTTCTGGCAAATCCCACTCAATGTTAGGATCAAAAGACGACTTGAGAACCATTCTCAATGCGTCTGTATTGTGTTCTCTCAACAATTCAACCTTCTTTTCTTTTGTCTTCGCCTTCGCAACTTTGTCCAAAATCTCAGACATTAGTGGTGTATATGGCATATCAAAAATCTCCTATGTTATCCATCAATTCTTTTAACTTATTATCTATAAAGTAATTTAGTAGTTTACTACGGTCACCTTCTGGTGCTTTACGATATGTCTCTAAACATTCCAAAAACAACTCTTTAGGTGATTCTTTCAAATCAATCAGCTTCTGATTTCTCTGATAATTACGATACCAGGATGCTGCATAAAGCAATTCACCTTCATTCAAATCCTCTAAGATATCAGCAATCTTTTTCTTGCTCAATGGACGCTGACGTAACCCATCAACAAACGTATTGTCTGGCGACAACACATTTGGAATACCATCACTTACATCACCCTTTAGAATATGCTCACAGAGATATTCATTAGGGTCAACACCCTCAACAAACTTTTTTGTGATTGGACTATATTGTGAAACATTAGTGTATTTCTGCAACTGAACAAAATCTTTATCGCCGGACAGAATTAATGTCTTGCCGTTATCAAACTCAAGTTCAAGACACAGAGCAGCAATGATATCATCAGCCTCTGCACCGTATACCTCAAGAACTTTGTATGGAAAGAATTCTATGAGTTCTTCTTTAACAGTATTCAAACAATCAAATATATCATTCCAGTCATGGCCAGAAGTTTCTCTGGTTTTCTTTCTACTGGCTTTATACTCTGGAAAGAAATCACGTCTCCAATAGTGGCGGGAATCATAACAGATAACCAACTCACCATACTCCTCACGAAACATCTGACGATACATACGAAGAGAATTAAGAATCATATGACGCACCAAAGGCACATCAACACTATCACGTTTTGTGATGTTCAAGTGCATCATAACACTTGCAACACCAATTTGGTTCATATCAACTAAAATCATTTATGGTATCTCTTTTCAACACACGTCATCATATATGCGTCATTTGCCTCTGGTTCTACAAGTCTTGCAAACTTTTGTAACTTCTCAAAGTTTCTATCAATATAATCAGAACAATCTTCATAGTTATTAAAAATCAGAGGCCGACCGTCTTGTTGGGTTATTTTTACAAAATCAGGGTACTGATATTGGGGGTAAGACATTATAACCAAAATTATTATCTCTTTCATACTTTCATATGAGCATTGAAGCTCATGCTTCTCCTTTCACCATCACAGTAAAACGGGTAAACAAAATGTTTCAAATAAGAAGGAAACAATAACATAGTGCCTACCTCTGGTTTGAACTTAACGTTATCACTTCTCATGTCTTGATTTTCACCATACATGAATTCAATCAATCCGTTTGAAGGATAATGATCTTCATATTCTTTCTTCAATTCTTCTTCCATACCATCAGGAATTTTTAGATACACCACAGCAGAAATATCACCGCCATGATGATGATAAGGATTATACTCGCCAGCATATTGACTGACAATCCAACTATGAACTAAATGAATGTTATCAACGGTGGGTTTTGTGTCACGTCCAGCCATCTTATACCAAAGATATGCTCGGTTCTTACTGATGATATAGTTCAGGTATTCAAGACATTTCTCACGCATAATCTTGAAAAGAAAATCCTTCTCATCTTTATCAGAGATAGGTATTTGAACTTCACTACTTACTTTACCAACAAGTTTGTGTGACCAATCCCACTTGGCAATATACATAGAATTGCTTAATACATTGTCACCAACTCTATTGATGATATCAACAAATCTATCAGGCACTTGTGTTTCTAGTATTGTTGGACTAAACACCTCATGGAATTTACTCTGTTTCTTTTTCATCTTCATCTTCATTCCGAAATTTTTTCAATATATCACCCATTCTATCTGCATCTAAAACAAACTGACGAACCTTTTTTTTCTCTTGCGGTTTTAGTTCTACAGTAAGTGATTGCACTAAATCAGCCATTGGATGAAACAATCCCATCTCTTTATATAGACAACTTCGAACAGATTCAATGACCCAGCCAATATTTCTCAAAAATTCTTCATTTTCAATTTCAAATCCATTTTCATCTATAGCGTTAATCATCTGAACAATTAATCCTTCAGTTAGAGAATCACAGAACATTGCATTCTCTTGGTCTTCAATGAGTTTTTCATCTTGAAGAATGACTTCTCTTTTGGGTCTTGCCTTCCAGGGTCCGGCAATCACATTAGTTGATTTTTCACACATTTGTATATACACGTCCAATATCTGGATACCAAACACCAACATTCCTTTTTGGCATGCCCTTGTTTGGTCCTTCGTGGTAATATGCCATGGCTGAACAAACAAACTCCATCTTGTATTCTTGTCTTTCACCATAAAACGAATCGTTCCACACTCCATCCTTTAGATATGCTTGCATATTTTTTACATATCCTTCATGACTGATTCTACGAGCAGTGGCACCTTTAACGTTTTTTCTTTCATTTCTCTTTTCAATAGAAATGAGGTCTTTTTGTATCTTAATCCATTCCTTTACTTTATCAGGATGCAAATCATGTTCCTCATCCATATCATGTAGGGATGGATGAAGACCAGATTTACCATAATTGGGATTCTTTTTTGCACGAGCCTCGCGTGCCTTCTTGAGACGTTCAGCAGCTGCTTGGCGCTGTTCATCAGTCATGGGTTTACGTGGTTTGCGAATCTTCTTTTTCTTAGAAGGATCAGACCAACCACTATTTTGTGTTCTTGCACGAATTTTTCTAGCCACCAACATATTCCTTCAAATAATGAGACAACAAACCATTCAAAAGCAAAGTAAGACCAACAGCGTTAACGATTAACAATGCACGGTCATTCCAAAGAATCGAAACAACGAACCAACCAAAAAGACCTACGCCATGAAATGCAAGGTTCCAAGGGTATAAATTGTTTGCTGTCAAAAAAAGACCAACAATCAAAAATGCACTTGAAATCCACTTTAGATACCAACTTGGGCCACTTGTAGGTGTAACTGTTTTTGTTGGTATTTCATGAGTCTTTAATTCAATCGTACTAGTTCTTACACTAGTATCAGTATCCGAGCTCAATTTTCCTTTTCTCCAAAGACTTTAAATAACGTCTACGACCAGCAGCCTTTTCTAGTCTTCGTTTCTCGCCCTTTGACTTGAAACGTTCACGTTCTCGTATTTCTGTATAAAACCCATCTTCCTGAAGTTTCTTCTTCAGAATTCTAAGTGCTGTATCAACGTTACCATTACGAACATCAACCTTCATATTTTATCCTTACTGTTGTACACTGTGATTGACTCTCAACTTAAGAGTATCACCATACGGCCTAAATGCAGTACGTGTTGTGTAGGTCAAACCATTGAATATGTAAGAAACCAAATAACCATCAACAAAGGTTTTCTGTTGAATACGATAGGTTGTATTACAAACCACACGATTTTCATAATGAACATGTGATTGCTGAGCATGATTACCAGCAATCACTGCACCAATAACAGCACCGGCGGCAGTAGCAGCAGTGTTACCAGAACCCTTACCAATTTGATTTCCTAGAATACCACCAATAACTCCACCAATGATATTATTAGCGTTGAAATTAATAGAGTCACCATTTTTAGTTACAGGAACTAATTGCTGAGTACAAGTATTCACTGGAACACGAATTTCAGATACACTGTAATTCGGTTGTACATCTGTAATAGGCACTTCTACTATATCATTGTTGGCATAAGCCGCAGAACTAAACAACGTTGCCATGATTCCTGCCAAAATTGTCTTTTTCATCTATTTTCTCTCTAATTAGACTTCACAACATATAATCATTCTATCAAATTATAGGCACGATGTCAATAGTTTTAAGTCACTGATTTTTCTTAAGTTTTACCAAACATTTATCACCTTCTTCATCAATTTCAGTCTTAATATAACCATCACGTTCCAACATGATTAACATATTTTCTATGATATCCTTTGAAGAAAAATAACGACCCCAAGCCCAACAAGCTACCATACAAAAAAGTGCAAGCAGTGTGTGTGTAAATGTGTCCATTCTTTAATACCTCTTTTATATATGCTAACAAATTAAACGTTCTTTGTCAATAAAAAAGAGAAGTAAGACATAGAAATCCTAAAAGAACTCCAGCGCCTATTC